TAAAATAATTAAGAAACAGATTTCTTTTATGGAAGAGAAAAAATTAAAAACCCTACTCGCAAAATTAAAAGAAGTAGTTGATGAATTAGAATGTGAAATTTATTCTAATGTTAATAACTACACTGCTACCCAAAATTATAAGATAACTGATTATGATGAGATTTGGGAAGATGATGATGGTTATTGCGACTAGTTGAATTAAAGTTAAAAGGAATTAATTATAAAATATGAAACCAATCAAAGCAAAAGATCTTCTATCTTTAGATAAACATCTTAATGTTGTAAAATTAAATGCTTATGAAAATCCAGAGCAAGTAATTTGGCAAGCAGGAAAGTGTGATTACTCTGAAGTTCCAATTCACACCGTAGAATTACCTGATCCTCAAAAATGTGGTGAGTGGATTGTTGATCAACTCTTGGCTAATGATCGCGGTCATTGGGGTCCAATTGAACACCCTTCAATTACATTATCTTGTTCTGGATATGTTCATAATGTGATTGTTCAGGCAAGAACTCATCGAGTTGGAGTCACCTTTGATGTTCAATCTCAGAGGTATACTGGAAAAAGAGTACGTCAGGTCGCAAAAATGGAACTTGATCCTGAAGAAGTTTTTTATATTCGTCCAGCTGGATTTTATACAAATCGAAAGGGTAAAAAGTATGAATGGACTGAAGAACATAGACAACAAAAACTTGCACGTATTCTGATTGAATGTAAAGAGTATGATGATTATTATAAACAGGGAATGTGCGAAGAGCATCTAAGAGATTATCTTCCCCAAGCAATTCGGCAAAATTTTGTTGTTTCTTTTAATCTTCGTTCTGTTCTCCATCTTTTAGATCTTCGATCAAAACTTGATGCTCAAATAGAAATACAATGTTTATGTGAACAAATTTCTGATCATATTAAAGATTGGGCACCAAATGTTTGGAGTTATTATGAGCAAAAACGTTTGTATCGTGCCAGGTTATCACCTTAATTATAAATAAGACATTAGATCATTAAACAATATGGCACAGTATCCAATAGTCAACAAACTCACAGGCGAAAAAAAAGTTATTGAAATGAGTGTTCATGATATCACTCAATGGTATCATGATAATCCAGAATGGAAAAGAGATTGGTCTGAAGGTTGCGCTTCTCTTGGAGAGTTGGGTGAATGGAAAGATCAGTTAATTAAAAAGCATCCTGGATGGAATGATGTCTTGGAAAAGGCATCAAAAGCCCCTAAGTCAAAAGTTACCAAGATTTAAACACATGCCAAGAAAAAAAAGAGGATCTGAATTGCAACCAATTGGTGTTGGAATGACTGCAAAGCAAATGAAACGAAGGAAACCAATTAATTCGGACTATCTTCTTAATATTGAACCATTAACAGATAACCAAGAAAAATTATTTGATAGTTTTGATGACGATAAAAATTTAATTGCTTATGGTGCAGCAGGAACTGGTAAAACATTTATTACTCTTTTTAATGCACTAAAAGATGTTCTTGATGATCATACTCCATATGAAAAAATTTATATTGTTAGATCTTTAGTTGCTACTAGAGAGATTGGATTTTTGCCTGGAACTCATGAAGATAAGGCTGATATCTATCAGATTCCTTATAAAAATATGGTTAAATATATGTTCCAAATGGCAACTGACTCTGAATTTGAAATGCTATATGGAAATTTAAAGACACAGGGCACTATTAGTTTTTGGTCAACATCATTCCTAAGAGGAACTACTTTAGATAAATCTATTATTATTGTAGATGAATTCCAAAACTTGAATTTTCATGAACTTGATAGTATAATTACAAGAGCAGGTGAACATACTAAAATTTGTTTTTGTGGAGATGCTACACAATCAGATCTGCAAAAAACAAATGAAAGAAACGGTATCATCGACTTTATGAAGATTCTTAGAGCAATGCCATCGTTTGATATTATTGAGTTTGGTCTTGAAGATATTGTACGTTCTGGATTGTGTAAAGAATACCTTATTGCAAAAAATGAACTAGGATTTTAATGTTTAATCATGTTAAATTAGATCTCCCTCAACTTCAGAGGGAGACTATTGATGGAGTACGATATTATAAAGTACCTACAGAAGAAGAACTTATTAAGTTAGTCTCTATCACTTCAGTTACCAGCCATAAAAATCGCCAGTTTTTTGCAAACTGGCGTAAAAAAATAGGAGAAGAAAAAGCGGATAAGATTACTAGAGCAGCAACAAGTCGTGGTACTGATATGCACACTCTTGTTGAGTATCACCTCAAAAATGAAGATCTTCCAGAGGTACAACCTTTATCCGAATATCTTTTTAAAATAGCAAAGAATGATTTGAGTAGAATAAATAATATTCATGCTCTTGAAGGTTCTTTGTATAGTAAAGTACTTGGTGTAGCTGGAACTGTAGATTGTATTGCAGAATATGATGGAGAATTAGCAATAATAGATTTTAAAACTTCAAAAAAACCAAAACCAAGAGAATGGATTGAGCATTATTTTGTACAGTGTATGGCTTATGGTTGTATGTTGTACGAATTGACAGGAATATCCGTAAAAAAATTAGTAATTATTATGGCTTGCGAAAATGGAGAATGTATCGTCTATGAAGAGTACAACAAAGAAAAGTATATTAGATTACTTACAGAGTACATCAGAGAGTTCGTCAACTTTAGACTTGGATCCTATGTCGATTAAAATAGAAGAAGAATTACAAAAAGCATTAGATAAAAAATTTTTTTGTCCCTCAAAATTTTCAACGGAAATTGAAATACTTGTTAGAGACAACAAAGACATGAATTATATTGATGCGATAGTTCATTTTTGCTCTAAGAATAATATAGATATTGAATCTGTACCAAAACTTATATCAAAACCTTTAAAAGAAAAATTAAAGTATGATGCAATAGAATTAAATTTCTTAAAGAGAACTACCAGGGCAAAATTGATTTTTTAATTTGGAAAAAGTCGAAAAATTTATCCCGCCAATTTTTCGGGAAATACCCTTTTTATAATTATGACACCCTTTGAAGTATATACGACTTATCTCTCAGTAAAGAATCATTTTACAAAAGACAAATATGACTATCATAAGTATTGTGGCAAAACAAATGCATCAATACAGTCTTTTTATAAAAGAAAAGATAGATATTGGTTTGAAAAGTTAAGCAGGCAAAAAGATGAAAAAGAAGTAATAAATTTTTTTGTTTCAAATTTTGTTCAATCGCAAGATCCAAATTCTCTTTGGATTGGGGATATTATAAGAAATGGTGAATCTATATACTGTTCTTGGAAAAAGAGAAATCAGTCATTATCTTATGTTTTTTCTAATGAAGTAAAAATCCTTCTTGGTGAATTTAATATAGAATCTTTATTTGATTGTTCTTCGGGACATCCTCCCATATTAAAAAAATATCTAGATGGTAGTATTTGTCTAGAAACCGTTGTTATAATTGATAAAATTTTATATTTTACAAAGGACTTCAATAAAAAAATGTCCGATGATCCAGTTTGGGGATTAATATCTAAAATTATTAAAAAATATGATCCTTTTATAAATATTGATATCTTTAAGTACCGAAAAATAATAAAGGATTGTGTAATATGAGCTTTTTTGAATCTGATATAATAAAGGGAGAAATTGATAGTATTAATCAGCTTCAAGAAAAGCTTTATGCCAACATGTTTAATTTTTATATTATGGACAAGAATCAAAAATTAGAACATATTGGCATTTTAGAGTCTTTATTAGAAAAACAAAGAATACTCTATACTAGAATTAAACTTTCTGACGATCCTAAAGCAGTAGAAATGAAAAATAACATAAAGTACTCCGCTGTAAATATGGGACTCCCAGAAAATGTTGATATGAATGTACTTTTTGGTAATATGGAAAAAATGTTAGAAAAAATGAAAGGTAGGATTCAAAGTGAGGGTTGACAACTGTGGGCACTTGCACTAATATAGGTCTGTACTCGCCGCAAGTGCCCTAAGAGTACACAAAAGCCAAATACGTACAAAACATCTGAGGTTTATCAATGTCTTTTTCTGACCTTAAAAAACAATCTTCTCTCGGTTCTTTGACTCAAAAACTTGTCAAAGAAGTTGAAAAAATGAGTAACAGTTCTGGTGGTGCTGATGATCGCCTTTGGAAACCAGAACTAGATAAAACTGGTAATGGTTATGCAGTAATTCGTTTTCTCCCTGCCCCTGAAGGTGAAGATCTTCCCTGGGCAAAAATCTGGACCCATGCATTCCAAGGTCCTGGTGGATGGTATATTGAAAATTCTCTCACAACTCTGGGTCAAAAAGATCCTGTCTCAGAGTTTAATCGTGAACTTTGGAATAGTGGAGAGCAATCTAAGAAGGATATCGTAAGTCAAAAGCAAAAGCGTAAACTTTCTTATTATAGCAATATTTACGTTGTTCAAGATAAAGCACATCCAGAAAATGAAGGTCGTGTTTTCCTCTTTAAATATGGCAAAAAGATCTTTGATAAGATCATGGAATCAATGCAACCAGAATTTGAAGATGAAACACCTATTAATCCCTTTGATTTCTGGCAAGGTGCCAATTTCAAACTCAAGATTAAAAAAGTTGCAGGTTACTGGAACTATGATTCTTCTGAGTTTGATCGTCCTGGTCCTCTTCTAGATGACGATGATGCTCTCGAAGCAATTTGGAAAAAACAGTATTCTCTTACTGAACTTGTAGATCCTAAGCAGTTCAAGAGTTATGAAGAACTTCAAACACGCTTAGATTATGTTCTTGGTAAGAAAGGAACTCCTCGTATGCAAAATATTGATGAGGAACTTGAGAATGAAGACATTGATCGTGGATCTTTTACTCCAAGTTTTGAATCGCGCAAAGAACCAGCACCTTCTATGCCCCAATCCATGAAAGATGAACTTAATACACTTTCTTCAGATGATGTTGATGGGTCTGAAGATGACGATGCAATGAGTTTCTTCCAACGTCTTGCTAATAGTTAATTAAAGAAGAAAGGATTATATCCTTTTTTAAGGGTTCTGGACACATACTGTTCAGAACCTTTTTTATACTCCATAATACTTTCTATATCGTCTAAAATTAAGTTTAAATACTCTCTTTTTAAGATAAAAATAGATCTTTTTTTTGTTTCCAATCTTTCTTCATAAACAAAGTTTGTTATTGGAATAGATGATTTATTGCCAGAAACTTCTATTCTTGAATTTAGGAAAGAGTCAGTGTATAGAGTTCCATAGCTTAATCTTCTATTCCAATCAAAACCATCATATTTCCACTCTTGACCATTTGAGACAAAAATTTCATCTTTTTTTGGTTGATACAATGGTCCTGGATTTGATAATGATACTCTTGGACTTGCTGTGTAACCAAAACCTGGATTTGTTAGTGCAACTTGTACAATTTTTCCAGACTGTGATGTTACATATCCTTTTCCAGTAACTCTTGGGAGAGGTTGATCAATCACTGCAGTTGGTGGGGATTTATAATTATATCCAGGATCAGTAATTATAATATCTTTTACTTCATTATTGCCAATTACTACAAAACCAATGGCTCTTCTTTCTTTTACTGGTGGTTGTATAGTTACTAATGGAAGATTTTCTTGACTATAACCAGATCCTTGTTTTGTTACTATTATTTGAGCAACTTGCTCTGAAGTAGTCCCTATTCCTAAAACAGCAGTAGCAGTTGCTCTGATATCTGTATCATACGCATAGAATTTGTTTGTATTTGATCCACCAGTTATAATTATTGTTTCGTCAAAATTCATATAAGCATCTAATGGAATATTATCTTCTGAAGATGTATTTTTACTTCCAATTAAAGTTAATGATGTTAGATCCCAGTTAGTACCTAATTCTAGTATATGAATAGAGTTTGTGTCTGTTCCAGACACAAACATTTTTGAACCATCATCCTTAAATGAAAATCCCCTTACTGAAGATTCGCCAGTAATATCGTTTATATCTGTAGTGCTTACTGGTAAAGAAAATGTTTTAGAAATATCCCAATCATTATAAAGTTCATATTCTTTGATAGTATCTGGATTTGCTAAATCAATTACAAAAAAGCTTGATCCAGTATCTCTAAATCTAATTCCTGCACACTCCGAAATTGCAAATGTTCCAGAAAGTGTAGCTGTTGTTATATCCCATTTTGTTGATAAGTTATATTGATGAATAAAAAATCCACTTGAAGTTAATCCAGACACATAGAATCTTGAACCATCTGGTTTGAATTCTATGCCAGTTAAATATTCAAAACTTGATGATAAGTTTAATTCTGATATTTTTGTTGCATTTGTAATATCAAAAGATGAACTGAATGCATAATATTCTATAACTCCTTCGGTATATGAATTATTTCCGTGACATGTATATGCTCTAGTTCCTGTGGGATCAATATAAAATCCTTCCCAACCACTTGCTTCTACAGTAAGAGATGATGTTGCATCAAGTATTGCGTTTGAGAATATATCACTTGGAATATCTATAGTTATTGTTGGTACAAAAGTATAACCATCTCCAGGATTTAATATATTGATAGATGTTATAGAACCAGAACCATCAACTACAGCTTCTAATTCGCATGGTACTGTTGGTTCTGGATCACTGAATGTGATTGCTGGTTGAACTGTGTAACCAGATCCAGAGTCAATTATTGTAAAATCTCCAACCTCTCTATCTGCTGGAGGATCATTTAATTGAAATTCTACTAATGCTTGAATTGGATCATTGGGTGGATCTATGAAAAGTTCCACATTTCCCGTATATCCTAGTCCCGTAGATACTAGAGTTAGATTTGTTATTCTTCCATTAGATACTTGAGCAGATATTTCTGCTGGTATTCCTGGTACTTTAGTTGGTAGATTTATTGATTTATCTAATTCTATAGAAAATTCTGGGGCATCATAATATTCTTTGGATACTATTGAACCTGCTTGTATGATTAATCTGCCCGAGTAATCTGTTACATTTATCGTTTCATAGTGATGTATTCCATTGTATAGATTATCATAACTTCCATATTTTTCTAACAAATATTCTTCTTGAGACGTTTGTGACTTTGGCCATTCATCATAAACATTTTGTATGTTATTTGCAAGTAAAATTACCCAATCAAGTGTTGGATCGTTATAAAATTTGTACGCTACGTCATCAGGGCGTTCTTCCCCAATAATATTATATTTTTCAAAATAACTTACATTTTCAAAAATATCATCTCTTATTTTTGCTCTTTTAAATAAGTTTTTTACTTCAGTATAATTTGATAGTGGAGAGTTTTTTGAATCTCTACTAATGTATTCAAAGTTGGGTACTTTTTTGAAGTATTCTTGAGTCATTTTAGTATCCTATTAGATGGTTTGCTGCTCTATCATCATCATAATCTTTAGAGTATATTGGTTCTAACTCCATGAATTGCAATGATATATCATATGATGCCATTCCACCATCTTCATATGCCATATAACTTCCTTGTGGAGTGTAATTTACTACACATGATTGTAAAGCACAATCTTTAATTAAATTAATTCCAGGATGATCTTCTTGTCCATTTAAATAATATCTTATTCCAAATACATTTGGTGCTTTTAAGTATAGTTGAGAGTTACTGGTTTTTGCTGCCATATTGCGCTTAAAAAACCCTATTATTTTTTTAACTCTTTCTGATTCTGTATCTGATCTTGGTGATAGTTTAAATGTAAAATTGAAAGGTCTTAATTGAGGACCTTGGAATAATAATTCTGTATTTGGATTAAATATTGCCCCACCAAGTTTGGGCAATATTTGAGCACCTGTTGCTTCTTGTGTAAAGTATGCGATAATAGCAGCCTCTACATCTGTAGCTGCACCTTGAGCAGTTGTAATTTTATTTGATAGTTTATTTAAAAACCCTTCTGGTCCACCAGTTATTCCACTTATAGCAATATCCGCACCTGCTATTTGTGCTGGATTCATTGTTTGTTCATTCCAACCAACACTATTTCCATCAGATATTGATGGTTGTATTGGTAATTTTACTGATTCTCCTATTCCTTCATTTGATCTTGTGCCGAATCCAAATGTTGAAGAGTCAAATGTTTTTGTACCATATTTTTTAGCTTCAAATAATATGTAATCCATATTCTCTGGAAAATTTTCTGGATATGATAATCTATCCAAAGATCTTACTGATGCAGATTCTGCTTTAATTTGTTCTGATAAAGCAGCAAAAGTATCGGTTGTATTACTTACACTAGTTATTCCATCATTTATAGTTGGTTCTTCCTTTAGATCATCATCTGTACCCTCTTTAGATCCATCATTAGGTCCTTGTGATCCGTTTTCTATCAATGTTATCTGATTTGGAGTTGGTAATTGACCATTATTTTTTGATGCATATACTGCTTTTATAGTACTTTTTACTGAAGTATTTAACTTACTAACGTAATTTGGATCTTCCGCTAAGTTTTTTTCTACGTCTAGATACCCATTTGCAGCGTTTGGTCCTGGTTCCCATACGTCATTTTCTTTTTTTGCAAGAACTTTAGAAAGATCTATTTTATTGTCTAGACCACCAACAAGATTATAAGTTCTTTGTACTATTAGAGTCTCACCAGTATCTGGATAAAATACTGTTGATACTTTTGCACCAGTATTTTCCAATGGTCTTGGTTTAGATATCCAAACTTTTCTGTCACCACTACCATTTTTGATTGCTTCTGATACTGTTTTTTCTTCCGCTTTTGGTTTAGACATTTTTATGTGCCTTTAAAGTTTTCGTCTTTTGATCCATAAGATTTATAGATTCTGGTTCCAACTAACATTTTTCTAAATGTTTTGTTCTTTTCTTTCCAAACATCAAATAGGGGAAGATCTCGTACTTTACCATCTTTTATAGAGATCAAATTTTCTATAGGTAAATTTGATGCAACTTCCCACTCATTGAATGCAATATCTAATAATAAACCATCCACTTGTGATATTATATATTTAGATATTGTATTATATGGTAAAGTAATTTTATTATTCTTTAAATTATCTATTACATATTTTCTTTTACTGGGATGTATTAAATGTAAATTGCATCCTGTAAATTCTTTACTATTAAACTTAATTACATATACTAAGGGAAATGGATCAAATACACTTATATTTTTTTCTTCAGTTTTGTATTCGAACAAGTATATATGACCAGTTCTTGGATATCTTCTTAATAGATTATTATCTTGATTTTCTTCATCTTCTGTGGAATCTAATCTTTCTTCAAGTATTAGTTTATTTTCCCTGCTAATATATTTTTGAGTTAATCTTTTAAATGCTCTCCTATAGAAGAAAGGGGATCTTCCTTCTTCATATTTTACTTCTTCTCTTAAATCTTCAAAAAGAGTGTTTTTGGGCATTTATTTTATACCTAGATTGTCTTCTGTGATTATTTTGAATTCTAATAATCTATCTTTACACCATTCATCAGCTGCTTTCCATTTTGCTTGATTTACAGCATATGTTTTGCATTCATGTATAAACGATTTTGTGACTCTTGATTTTTTTACTGGTGGAATAGTTTGTCTTTTGGGCTTTATCTCAACAACGTATGTTTTTATTGTACCATTACTTTCCTTAACTTTTATAATAAAATCTGGAAAATATCTATGAACTTTATTGTCCACGGGAGAAACATATGGAATAAAGAATTCTTCACTTGCCCATTCTATTATATTTTCATTCAAGTCACAGTAAGAACAAAATTTTCTCTCCCAACTACTCCTACAAATAATATTGTTAGAATTTCCCTTATATTTTTTGGGATATGAAGGTTTATACTTACTTTTAATACTTTCGTTCATTAAGTTGTCTACATATAATATAACGTATACATTTGTATTTAGATGTCAAATATACCAGTAAATCCTGGTGTTAATATGAGCACTCTTAAGAGTAGGATATTAAATCCTGCTCTTACATCGTTTTATAGTGTTGATATTGTACCTCCATCAGATTTATTATCTAAAATAAATTCTGAATTGGGGTTGGACTATGATAAAGAACTATTTGAATTGACTTGTATAGAGGCTTCTTTACCAGGATCTCAGTTAGCAACAATAGAAATAGATAATGACTATATGGGAGTATCTCAGAAAAACATTTATAGAAGAATGTATGATACTTCTATTGACCTTACTTTTTTAGTTACTAAAGATAGTAACTACCAACAAATTAGATTTTTTGAAATGTGGATGAAGTATGCTTCTGGTGAAGATATTATTGGTAGAATGGATGGTCCAGATTTTTATACTAGAATAAGATATCCTAAAGATTATAAATCAGAAATTAAAATTGCCAAGTATGAAAAAGATTTAGGATCACAATTAAATACAGGATCTACAGAATTTTTAGCATATTATTTTGTAGATGCATTTCCAATATCAATATCTTCTATGCCAATCAGTTATGATGCATCAGATATCTTAAAAGTTACTACTAGTATTAGTTATAGTAGATATTATATTAAAAGAGAGCAATATAGTGTTCGAGTAACTCCACCAAGTACTGATAGACCTACAACTCCAGGAGTAGATCAAGAAGAACAATCAACTTCTTGGAGATATTCTGAAAAATATCTTGCAGATACTCAAGAGCAAGCAAAACAAGAGACTTTAAATAGGTTAAATAGGAACTCTTCTTCTGCACCTAGAAGAGGTTCAGTTAGACCTGGGTCAATTTAAAAAATCAGGTATAAATAAATATACCTGATTTTTTATTGTAAAAATTATGCCATTACCTACAATATCTACTCCAACATATGAACTTGAAATTCCATCTACTGGAGAATTGATTGAATATAGACCATTTTTAGTAAAAGAAGAAAAGCTTTTAGTAATTGCATTGGAGAGTGAAGATACCAAACAAATTACTTCTGCAATTAAAAATGTTATAAGAAATTGCGTTTTAACTAAAAATATAAAAGTTGAAAAACTTCCAACTTTTGATATTGAATACCTATTTTTGAATATTAGAGGTAAATCTGTTGGTGAAGAATTAGATGTAAATATTATTTGTCCAGATGATAATGAAACTGTAGTCCCAGTTAAAATTAATATTGACGATATTTCAGTAAAAAAATTAGATGAGCATACAAAACAAATCAAAATAGATGATTCTATTGGTATGGAAATGAAGTATCCTTCATTAGAACAATTTATTAAAAATAATTTTGATTTCAATGCGAAAAATGGTATTGAACAGTCTTTTGATTTGATTGCTTCATGTATAGATCAAATTTATACTGAAGAGGAAAGTTGGGATGCATCAGATACTCCTAGAAAAGAACTTATTTCTTTTTTAGAGCAAATGAATTCTGAACAATTCAAAAAAATTGAGTCTTTTTTTGAGACAATGCCAAAGTTGACTCATGAAATTGAGATTCTGAATCCAAACACAAATGTAACAAGTAAAGTAGTATTAGAGGGCTTATCTGATTTTTTCGCATAGCACTCGCTCACATGGATCTGGAAAATTATTATAAATTAAATTTTGCATTAATGCAGTATCATAAATACTCATTAACTGAAATTGAAAATCTTATTCCATGGGAGAGAGATGTTTATGTTGCTTTATTAGCGGCTCATCTTGAAGAAGAAAAATTAAAGCAGCAGCAGAATGGATCTTAAACCAGACTATATTGAAAAGTACATACCATATGCCACTATCAATAGGCGTATGGGAATGTGGAGAGCTATATTATCGTCTAGACTTGAATATTCAAAATACCTAATTGAAAATACCTTCAATATAGATGCTGACAGAGTAGTTGATGTATTCATATCTTCTTGGGACCAATCTAAAAAAGATTATCCATCTCCAAAATTTTCAAGACCATCTTCTCCAGAAGAGTATGATTCATATAATAAGTATATAATTTATCTTTGGGAATATTACGTAAATGATAATGATAAAATAGAATTGCCAGAAGAACCAACCGAATCTACTGAAAAGAAAGATTCTTCTGCAATCGTTCCTGTAAATAAATCTCCAGAGGATGAAAAAGACAGGATGTATGATGGTGTTCGTGAGGATGATTTGGTTGATGAGGAAATTGACGAAAGAATTTTGAGAATTCTTGGATTAGAAGATACCTTTGATATTGACTATGCAACCTATAAGACTCTTTTAAAAGAATATCTAGTTAAAATTAGTATGGGATCTGATTCTCTTCCTAGAGAAGAGCAGATGTTATTGAGGGATGAATATATTAGAGTTAAGCGACTTGTTGGTAGATTTAAAATTAATAAAAAATATAAGGATCAATTTGGAAGTCCTATAACACTTGCATCAAGTTCTATTATAAATCCAGAATCTATAAAGACTCCAGATTTAGAACAGCAGAATCAAAATCAAACTGGTTTTTCTAAATTTGCGGAAGATATTGCAGCGATTAGAGATTCTGTTGCTAATATACTTGAATTAATGCAAAAGCAGAATGATTTATTTAAAAAGCAGATAGATAATGATCGCAAATCTGCAGAGAAAAGTAAGAGGCAAAAGAATGAGTCTAGATTAGAATCTGTTGGTAAAGGTGCGTTAAACTTAGTAAACAAAGTTCTTGGACCAGTAAAAAATATATTTGAGAAATTATTAAAATTTATAACCACTGTAATTCTTGGAAGAATTGTTTTACAATTATTCAGATGGATGAGTGACCCTAAAAATAAGGGAAAAGTTGATGCTATT